CTTTCTTGAGTGCGTAGCATGCTTCTGCCAGGCAGTCGTTGAGCATCTCGTCGTCGTCGCGACCATCCATCGAGCTGCGGATATCCTCGATGCAGTCGATCATCGCGCGGTACTCGGGGTTGTTCAGGGCTTCGATCAGGGTCATTTTCGTTTTCCTTTGGTTGCGTTGTTTCCGTAGTTCAGTTCTAATCACTATTAGCAGCTATCGCAAGCTTTATCTCGACCAGACTCTCAAAATAAGCAGCCGCCGCCTCTCGGCGGCGACCTTCGTTGTTTGGGCTAGCTTACGTCCACCCAGCTCATGCAGGTCTGCAGGAGCTTGTTGTAGTCGCCGCTGGTGGCCTCCGCCTGGAACTCAGCGATCTCGCTCGGCGCGCATCCCGCGCGGCGCAGGGCCTTGGTGACCTTCCCCAAGATCGAAAAAGCGTTGCCGTCTGTTCCGGTCAACTTGATCTTGACGTTCGGGTAGCGAATCATGTTTTGTCCTTTCTGGTTTGTGTTTCCGTAACTCTGTTCTAATCAGTTTTTACTCGCTAATCAACATCAAAAGACGAGCTTGCCGTTTTATTTGAGATGGGGCAGACAAGTCGAGGATGCGAAATGGAGGGATGCCTATGCCTATGTGTACATGGCCTAGCGGGAATTGCGAATGCCGCGCAGCCGAAGTTGAAGATCCAGAAGACTACGCCGGTCGTGTGTGGATGCATTGCGAGGAGGGCTTGAGCTTTTCGAAGGCAAGCATGGCTAGGTTTATGATGTTCTGCCTCGCCAATAAAGTGGTGATAGGCAGCGTTGATGCGTTTAACCCGAAGTTTGCTAATTGCCAAGTTTTGGCGGCAGTTCGTTTGCGACCAGACCAGTTTGCTGCATTCGAGACAGCCACACGAGGTAAGTTGCGAAAGCCTCCAGTGCCAATTCTGAACAGTCCGGATGACTTGTGCTAGGGCCGCGTGGAGCTAAGGCGAAAGGCGCTACCGCCGAACGAGAGCTGGCTGGTATCCTCACCGAATGGGCTCTCAGTGCCGGGATCACGATTGAGCTGTTTCGCAACCTAGAACAGACAAGATCCGGGGGCCACGACTTGGTCGGCACCGAGCAGTACGGAATCGCCATCGAGGTCAAACGCGTCGAGGCTACGGCGCTGCCTGCGTGGTGGCGACAGGCTGCTCGACAGGCTGCTGCTGTGGGGTGCCTGCCAGTACTGGCTTGGCGGCAGAACAGACAGCCCTGGCGTTTTCGCGTCCAGGCGTACGTCTGGCCGTGCAACGATCCCTTGATTCTCGACATGCCAGCAGACGAATTTAGGAAGTGGTTTCTGAGCAAGATAAAAGTTGCGCCGCCTCCGAGTAAAGAGTAGTTGGGAGCTATCAAAAGGAGATTGACGTGATTACTTTTTATGTCGACGCAGATGAGTTCGCAGACTTTCGCACCAAGCTTCGCGCGTGGCTGGTGGCCAACAGACCGACAGCAGGGATGCACGTTTTTGCTGAAGACGGAATCATCTACGTGACCTGCGGTTCCTGTCTGCAGGAGATTATCGATGACCTTATTGGCGACCAGGTCCTTGACCCAACAACCGTCTCCTACGTGATCGATTAAGATGGCATACTACTATCCCAAGAAAGAGGCAGCGTTAGCCGCGGGCGATATTTATCGCTCGCACTTTTCTGTACGAACAGAGCTTGAACCGAGCAACGGCTGGTTTCTTGTTCTGACGCCGAGTAGTGTCGACGTGTTCAACTATCCGTTTGGGCCGCTCCTAGAGTTCGCGGCACTCGACCTTACCGCGTACGCGCGCCTACGGAGGCGACCGACCAGCTACAAGGGTGCGCCCCTGCTGGCCACGTCTGGATCACCTTTGTTGCGCGCTGACAAGAAACCTTGGGAAGAGTAGTTGACTGTGATGTCACAACTGCTTAGAAACGAGTCATGGCAACCACGCCGAAGCAACTCGAAAGGCACCTCGACATGAAACTCACCGACACCCAGCTGATCATCCTGACGCGCGCATCGCAGCATCCCGAACTGATCGCCATGCCGCTGCCGGACAACCTCCGCGGCGGAGCAGCCACCAAGACCGTGACTTCGATGCTGACAAAGGGCTTGCTGACCGAGGTGGAGGCCAATATCCGAGTCGGTGATCTGGTGTGGCGCGAGACTGGCGACGGCCACGGAGTCACGCTGATGGCGACTGCTGCAGGGATGGCTGCGATTGGCCTGGAGACCCCTGAACCTGCCCAGCCAGCAGCCGAGGTTGCCACCGAAGCAGCGAAGCCTGCCGACCAACCAGCAACTGCCCCCACGGAGGCTGCCAAGCCAGCCACAGCAGCGCTGGGCAAGCCCAAGAACAGCAAGCAGGCTGCTTTGATTGGACTGCTGACTGCCCCTGCCGGGGTAACCGCCGCTGAGGCCGGCGAGGATCTTGGCTGGGAGGTGCACACTGTTCGCGGCGCGATCTTCGGGGCCATCAAGAAGGCTGGCTACACAATCACCTCGGAAAAGGTCGAAGGTCGCGGGCGGGTCTACCACGCTGAAGCCTGAACACAGCTTGCCACAAGGATAGGATTCGGCTAACGCTGGATCCTATCACGTATGGGGGAACAGATGATTAAAGAGTGGCAGATACTAACCGTTGCTCCTTTTGCTGCTACATTTCCACTGATGGAAAAGATCACCGGATGCGTGGTCGATCTTTCCGGCCCACGAAAAGGACGGCCGCTGGTCACTTTCCCAAACAGCGAGCCAGACGCTTGGACGCCCATCACGTGCGTCAGCTACCGTCGACCTAGAACAAGCACGTACGTCGAGCGCGTCCAGCAGATGCTGAGCGGTATTCTTTTTGTCAATCCTGAAATCGCCAAAGACGTGATCGCCCAGACCGAGCGTGGCGAAATCATCCTCGGGGGCAGGTACCTGAAGGTCGCGCAGTTTATGTTCAACGACCGAATGCGCTTTGTGGCCAACGAGGAGCTCCTTAATCTCCAAGAGATTGAGAAGGCATCGTGGCTATCGCGGATGGAAAGAGACAAGCACGGACTGCAGAAGCTCAAGCCAGGGGACAAGGTGCAGATCAAAAACAGCGTGCTGGGCCTTCACGGCACAGTTAATCGTGTATCAGGTGACCAGATAAAGGTCACGCTGGCCAACGGATTCCTGCAATCTGCTGTGGTCTCGCGTTTAATGCTTGACTTAATCCCAAGCTAGGTGCACTGGTCGACGTAATCTGCTGTTGCGCGCTAGGCACGACGCGATTAAATCAAGCTGGGGATGGCCCACGCTAGGGAGAGTTTGCTCAAATCATGGCTGCGCTTGGAAACAAAAACGACCCATGGCGCAACCTTTCCAACGGTCAGCATCCGTTTGCCAGCCCGCAGGAGCTGCTTGAAGCTGCCCAAGGGTACTTTGCCTGGTGCGATGAGCATCCCCTGCTCGAGGAAGAAACGACGGCCTACCAAGGTGACGTGACACGCTTCGACAAGAAGAAGGTGCGGCCGTACACGTTGAAGGGTATGGCGGTTTACCTGAACATCGCAGTGAAAAAGCTTGAAAAATACCGGCTCGATGATTCGGGTTTTGCACCAGCCATGGAGCTTGTTGATCAGGTTATGTACACGCAGAAGTTTGAGCACGCTGCCGCTGGCATCATGAATTCCAACTTCATCAGTCGCGATCTGGGGCTTGCTGAAAAGCAGGAGATTACAGGCAAGGACAGCGGACCAATTCAAATGGAAGAAGTCAGTGCCAGAGAACGCGTCAACAGCAAGCTTGCTAGCCTCGCTACCAGAATCTCAGCGGACAGAGATACTGGCGAGCCTCAGCAATGAGGATCTAGCCGATCTCGAATACGACTGGAAGTTCTGGGCGCGAAAAAACCAGCTGGCTCCCGAGGGGCAATGGCTGACCTGGATGGTCTTGGCTGGTCGAGGTTTCGGAAAGACCCTGACAGGAGCAAACTGGATTCGCGAGCGATGGAAAAACGGCGCCGTGCACATGGCTATAATCGCCGAGACCCAGAAAGATCTGGAAGAGGTTATGGTGCCGAGGCTGCTTGAAGTTCATCCAGAGCACGAGCGGCCGGTTGTCAGGTTCAGCCCAGTCCGTATCAAGTGGGCCAACGGCGCTCTTGCTCTTGGCTATAACGGGACCGAGCCTGACCAGCTGCGTGGACCAGAGTTCGACACTTCTTGGGTTGACGAGCTGGCCAAGTATCGCAGGTCGCGCG